TTTAATGCATGAAAGAGTTACTGGATTAGACACAGATCAAATAAGATGGAAAGGTAAGTTTGCTACAAATACTTTAGATACTTTAAAACTTACTCAGCAAATGGCTCACCTACCTTTAGCAACTATTTCCAGTTTAACAGAACCTCTAATTTTACTAACTCGTATAGATTCAGTAGGTGGTAAGTTTGCAGCTAGTAAAGAAGTTGGTAAAGCTTTAGTAAAAGGAATTAAAAAAGATGTAGATAAGTTTACTCACTATGTTAAACGAGTAAGCGGAAAAGATGTCAAAGGTTTTGCAGATATGCAAGACGAGTACTGGCATGAAGCTTACAAAGTAGGCTTGGCAATGGAACAAGCCGTCATGGACAGGATAGAAAGTTTAACTGGTGAAGCCTTAGAAGGATCGCTTGCTAAAAGATTACAGAATGCTTTCTTTAAAGCTAACTTCTTATCTTCATGGACAGGTGCTGTACAACTCGCATCCTTTACAACTGGAAAAAGATTAATTAGAGAAAATACAGAACAATTAATTACAGGTAAAACTTTATTTGGAAATAAATTAAGTCAATCTAAAAGAGAATACTTAACTAAACAGCTTCACGAATTAGGTATTGATGAAAAGAAAGCTAAAGAATGGTATAAAAATTCATTAGATAAAAATGGTGTGTTTGATGAAGGTAGAGCTATGGGAACTGCTACAGATTCAGATTTTGTTTATCCTAATAAAAATAAAGCCGGAGAAACAGTTTTAAAAACTAAAGCTAAGAATCAAATAGCTTTCTACAAAAATCAATATCAAAAAGGAGCTAATAGATTTACAAGAGAAATTATTTTAAACCCATCAACAGCAGAAGCAAATAGACCTTTATGGTTCTCACATCCGGCAGGACAATTGCTTGCTCAGTTTGCAGGTTATCCTACTGTGTTCAATAATACTATTCTTAAAAGATGGTCATATGAAACTGCGGAAGATATAAAAAGAGTTGGTCAAGGACAAGTTCCTCAGGCTACTGGAAGAATTTTAGGAACTGCTACAGCGATGACCTCAATTGCTGTATTTATGAATGCTCTTAGAAGTGGTGGTAGAAGTTTAGAAGAAGAGGACGAAACTATTATTTTAGAAGCTATACAACGATGGGGAGGATTAGGTCCTACAGATGTCTTGTATAGAATGCAACAAAACACAATTCATGGTAGTGGTCCAATAGGTACTATTACAAAATCTTTACCCGGACCAATTGTTAGTGATGTAGTGGATGCAATAGCTTATCGAAAAGGAATTCCAGAAATACTTGCAACTAATACTCCTTTTTATAGTGCCTTACCTAAAGATATAAGAGATTCATGGAAGAAAGGAGCTAGAGAACTTAATAAACAATTAACAAGAGGGATGTTTGAAGAGCCTAAGACTAGTAAATATTATTCACCTATTAGTATGTATGCAAAAGGTGGAGTAGTTAACATACCTAACGCATCTACAGAACCTGATGAAAAGAAAGTAAGAGGACTACCTTTAACTTATGCAGAACTAGGAGGAGTTTTAGCTCAAGATGTTGAAGATCGTAGAGGTTTTGTATTAGGTGGACTTGTTAATCAATTAGTTCATTATGTATCGCCTACAACACGTAGAGCTTTTGTTGGATTAACAGAAGATGCAACAGAAGATGAAGTACTTAAACATCTTACAAAAGAAATTAGAAAAGCTGAGCCAATTTTAGAAGTAGACACACCTACAACACTTCATAAAAAAACTGACGCTGATAAGTTTTCTAAAACTGTAGACCCTGAAGTAGTTCGTTATGTAGATTCAGATAAAATAAGTGAAATAGAAAAAGAATTAAGATACACAACTGAAATAGGAGCTAAAGCAACTTCTAAACCTAAAGATTCTGGTAAAAAGAAAGTTAAACATAAAGGTAAACTTAGATTAATTAGACCTCTTGAATTAGGAAAAGCTTCGCCTGAAGCATTAACAGGTTCAAGATTTGTAGAATCTTTACAAGTAAGTAGAGTATTACGAGATAATATTATTAATAACTCTCCCCTGCCTAAATTAGATGCAGAAAAAATTATAAATAAATTAATAGAAGATTATAAAGATACACAAAAACTTATTACAGGATTTTCTACACAGCCTATAGAAGTTACACAACCTTTATTAGATATAAAACAAAGTATTAAATTAAGAGAAGCATTAACAGATTTAGGTTATGATAGTATTCGTTACAATGAAACTGAATATATTTTATTTGATAACAATCAATTTAGAGTTACGAAGAAGTTAAGGTTAAATGAAAACTCTATTGGTTTTGCCGAAGGTGGAAGAGTTAATCTAGCAAAAGGTGGAGAAGTTGAAGAAGAAAAGAAAGAAGAAGAGAAAGATTCTTTTAAACTTGTAGGTAAAGATGGTTGGTTATTTGATCACACAAATCCTTTAGATTATGCCATGTTAATTCCGGGTGTAGGTTTTGTAGGTTGGGGAGCTAAAGCAGCTAGTGCTGCCTCAAAAGCTTCAAAGTCTTTAAAGAACTTTCCAAAAACTGTATATCATGGTGGGCAAGAGTTTGATAAAATGAAGTTTGGAAAACTAGACAAGCCTGTGTATACTGAAGGTTTACATAAATCTAAATTCTCCGATGAGATAGCAGGTGTTTATACATCTGCTGATCCGAAATATGCAGCAGGATATATGGAAAGATTTAGAAGTTTAAAAACTAAAGACAAAGGTATCTTAGATCATATGAAAATTGATGATCCAAAAGTACAAGCCCTACGTCCAAAAGAAGTAAAGGCTCAAATAGAAAAGTACGGGTATCCCGGTTTTATGAAGATAGATGTTTCGGGAATTAAGCCTAAAGAAATACATTTTTGGGATAAACCTTCTAAGGGTATGAGAAAAACAATAGATAAACAGATTGAGTTTGAACGTGCTAGGAAAAAAACAGAAGCAGGTATTGATCCATTGGCTAGTAATACTCGTATAGGGCAGCTTAAACAATTAAAAGATTATAAAAAATTAAGTATAGATGATCCTACATATTTTCCTAATTTAACTTTATATCAGCGTTCTTTTTTAAGAGATAATAATATTAGAATTGTAACTAAAAGTACCCATGCTAATAATTTAAAACTACAACAATTTGCTAAAGCAAAGGGTAAGTCAGAACCTAGTGAGTATATTTTAATAGATAATTTTCCAGTAAAGACATTAAAACCTGATGAGAAAGATCAAGTCATTGCAGCTTATACCAAATTATTAGATAGCTTTTTAGATTAATGTACAAACATTTTTTAGAACACCTTGAATTACGAGAAGGTAACATAGATCATGTATACCTTGACACACTAGGCAAGCCTACATGTGGTGTTGGACATCTTTTAACTGAAGAAGAATGTAAACTCTATAAAGTCTACGAGAATGTTGATAAAAAAATTAGAGATAAATGGTTAGAAGAAGACGCACAAAAGGCTTGGGATGCAGCAGTACAACAGCTCCAAGATTTAAACATAGATAATCTTGAATTTATTATTGCTTTAGGATCAGTAAACTTTCAATTAGGTACTAGTTGGATGAATAAATTTCCCTCAGCCTATAAAGCTTTAAAAGAAAAAGACTATGATGAAGCTATTAAACAAGTCTCAACAGGATCAGGTAAGGACGGACAGTCACGTTGGAAGGAACAAACACCAGTAAGAGTAGAAGATTTCGTAACAGCTATTGACAAATTAAAATAAGGAAGCATAATGATACTGTATTTAGAAGAGCAATTAGAACAATGTTATAGACAATATTGTTTACATCAAGTTAGACAGGACATGCCGTTTATGTCATTAGACGATTTTAGAGAAATGTTTGAAGATTTAATGGCAGTAATATACAAAGAAGAGGAAGAAGCATGAAAGCAATGTTAAAAAATATAGTAGGTGCAGTAGCTCCTACGCTTGGTACTGCCCTTGGTGGACCAATGGGAGGCATGGCAGCTAATATGATTGCTGATGTATTGGGAGTTCCTAATACACCTAAAGCAATTGAGAAAGCTGTACAAGAAGCTACACCTGAACAGATGCTTGAGCTCAAGAAAGCCGAACAAGCTTTTGAAGTTCAGATGAAAGAGCTTGATGTAGATGTATTCAAGCTTGAAGTAGCAGATACTCAAGATGCAAGAAGTAAGTTTGGTAAAGACTGGACTGCTCGTATAATGGGCATAGCTACATTAGGTGGATTCTTAGGTTACATATTCTTAGTAACTCTACAACCACCTGAACA